GATAGCTGTCATCAAAGTTTGGTTCCAATCTTTTTGAGTGTAACCATTGTTGTTTGGTAAACGCTTCCAACCGTTGTAATCCCAACGTAATTGCCATGCTGCACCTTTACGTAAATCGATTAAGATTTCACGGTCAATTTCAGCTGCAACTTGCTCAGATAATAATGCTGTTAATTCAGCTTCAGCATCGATGTTGTGGAATGCACTAACGTCTTGTGCTAATTCAGGAGTCCAAGTAGCTCTTAATTTTCTTTCAGTAACAGATACAGTTACAGATTGAAGTTCGAAAGAAACTTCTCCCATTTCTGATTCAGCTTCAAGGTCAGAGTATTGTCTCCAAGAAATGAAACCAGCGATTTCAGAACAAGTAGTTCCAGTATAATCAGCTCCAATGTAACCATCAAATGTGTTAGTACCACAAGTTACACAAGTTGGGTGAGTTAAGTCAACTTCAATATAAAGTTTACCATCAGCTGTACAGATATCACCGTACTGAACAATACCTTTACCATATTTTTGTGTTACCACACGGAAAGGAATTGAATCACCGTTACTGTAAATTGTTTGACCAGCTGGGTCAAGAATGTTTGCAGTTGCAGAAACAGTTAAAGATGCTAAGAAAGATTCAGTATCCATTTCATTACCGTCTGGAGTGATTAAACGACCAGCACCGGTTGAATTAAATCCTGTAACTTCAATAATTTGGTGACGTAATGAACCATCAGTTGCTGCTGGAGTTTTTCCTGCACCAAATTCAAATCCATTAGTACAAGCTGTCCATACTACACAAGTAGAACCTGTAACAACTTTTAAAGTTATCATACCTTTTGATTGATCAAAAAGACCGTCATTGTAGAAAGCATCATAAAGATTCTTTAAACAAGCACTGTATGATGTTAAATCACAGTTACTAGCTGCATCAACACAAGTTGTAACGATAGGCTCACCATGTTTAGATGTACCACCATTTGTACCTGCCAAGAAAGCTGAATCATCAATTCTCTCAGAACGTTTAGGTACGAAGTAGAATAATTTACCGATAGGTAAGTTTAATGCTTGTACAGAAACGATGTCGTTAGCTAATAATTTAGAGAACACACGTCTTACGATAGGAAATACAACTGTTTCGAAAGAACCAGAAGAACTTCCTTGTGTACCAACACCACCAGCAGTGGTAGTTTCATTGATAAGAACTGACGCTTGGTTTTCATATAACAAAGCGATGTTTTCTCTGATATGGCCTTCTAAGCCTTCTAAGAATCCTAAAGATTCCCATTTGTTTACAGTTGCCTCACGGATAGCTTTTTGGTGCTTTAATCCGATATTACCAACCTCACCTGATTTTAATAAATATCCCATTTTTATAGGTTTTTGTTTTTGTTATTTTTTATTATTATTTTTTATATGAGTACTCCCAAAGTTTTTTCATGTTTTGTAACTCAGGGTGTACAAATACGCTTGATTCACTAATTTGTGCCCCACTAGAAGCAGTCTTGTTAATTTTCTCTTCGATAGATTCCTTAATAGTAGCTTTACCGTTGGTGTATTCTTTAACAAGTTGTTTATAAATTGATTGAGATTCTTTTAAATCTTTAGCCGAATCTAATCTTTTTAAAATTTCTTGTTTTTCTTCTTTTGTAGTAGAGTTTTCAGTGAATAATCTTACAGCGTAAGTAAGATTGCTGTTAAAGACAGCCACCTCTTGAAGTTTCTTTCTGAATTGTTTAAGAGCCTCAACCATTTTTTCTTGAGTATCTTTTAATTCAGTATTTTCACTTTCAATAGATGTTAATTTTGTATTTAAATTTGTATTTTCTTTGATGAGTTTTGTAATCTGTGGAGTTTTTGATTCAGACATTCCGTAAGTAGACTTATAAGATTCAGCACCACCCATTCTGTTAATGGCATTAGTGTTTGTTCTATTTCCAGTAGCGTATCTACCTTTAGTAGTTACTCTTCTAGACATATAAGACATTTCATCTTCATCATCTTTACCGGCCATAGATTTTTCGATTGCCATTCCTCTTTTCTTTTCGTAAGGGGTAATGTCATGGTCTTTATTTAAATCAGCTTTACCTGGGTTCTTTAAACCACTTTTCTTATAATCCATGTAAGAAGACATTTCATCTTCATCAGATGCGTAATCCATATGGTCCATCATTTTATCTTCATCAGATGCGTAGTCCATCATGTAATCAGACATTTCATCTTCATCAGATGCGTAATCCATCATGTAATCAGACATTTCGTCTTCATCATCCACAACGATTTCATAAATAATTTTACCAGATTCTTCAGTACCTTCACCCAATTCAATTTCAGAAGTCTCAACGTTAGAAACTCCTCCAGTTGAATTAAGTTCGATTCTGTACTCAGAACCAGATTTGTTATCTTTTAATGTAACCATTCCGTTATCGTTAACAACTTCTATTTCATCTTCTGGGCCCATTTTTTTAAAAACGGAGATTAATTTAGAATCATCACTAACGTTAGTAAGGTCTACTGTTTCCATTTCCTCACCAGACGGTTCATTTTCCATGTCCATATCCATATCTAAATCCATTTCAGAACCTTCTTCAGACTCATCGCCTAAATCTAAGTCCATACCCATGTCTTCAGTATCCATGTCCATGTCTAAATCCATGTCTTCAGATTCTTCACCTTCTTCGGTGTCCATATCTAAATCCATTTCTTCGAATTCTTCCCCTTCTTCTTCACCTTCTTCGGTGTCTAATTCAAGGTCTAAATCCATTTCTTCCTCTTCATCTTCCTCCTTCAATCTTTTTTTCGAACCAGTTAATGATTCCTTTACCATTTCTTCAATTTCTGAACTCATTGTCTGAGACAGTATTTCTTTTGCGTTAGATTTGAAAGCGGCGTCGATTTGCTCGGCTTCAAGAAGAGCTTCCTCAATAATTGATTTCTTTTCGTTTGCCATTTTCATTTTTATTTTTTAACGAATTATAATTTATCTTGCACACTTATGCAAGATTTTTAAATAAATATGTTTGCCTACAGTAAAGTGCAACAAGTCAAGAGAAAAAAGTAATTTTTTTATTAAAAAATTGGGATATTTATTTATGATGAGAAATAATATCAGAAAAATATTACAAGAATTTATTGAGGATCATTTAGAATCGAATGATTTTATGAGAAAAGTTGACTATGCTCAGGAAAAGGCAACAAAGAATTCCAAGTTTCCAAAAGAAACTAAAAAAGTTGACAACATGAAGGACCGTATTAAAAAAAAGGTAGAAAAAGCTTATAAAGAAATTACAGGTGAAGAACCTGTTAGTGACGATAACATTGTTGTTAAAGTGGATGATAAAATTAAAGCCGGAAAGATAGGTTCATTTAAACATCCTGAAAATAAAAAAGACCTTGGAATAATGAAGATTCATCCCAAGGCCCTTAATGATACTGAATACGTTGAAGATATTATTAAACACGAATTAATTCATGCCGCTCACGGATTGGAAGATACTGAAGCTAGAAACCATGGCGGGGTTTTCCAAAAGGTTGCTAACAAAGTAGGTTTACCAAAACAATATCGTCATTAAGCCTTTACAAGTACTTCAATAACGTCTTCAATAGGACTTTTTGTTGTACTTACAATTTCATAATCCATTACAGAATCTTTTAAATAAGTACGAGTACGAGCTTCAGCCTCAGTACAAGTCATTGCATCCACAAGATATTGTGTTCTAATTTTTTTCTGTTTACCATTACTTTCATTAATGGTTTCAAATTCTACTTTTACTAAAAAGTATTTCGCTACGTTATTATCCATTTGTTTATAATTTTAATTGTTATACGGTAATTTTATATAAAAAAAAGGGATATGTAAACTACATATCCCCTTCATTTTACGAATAATAAACCACTATTTTATTTGAAATGTTTGAGCAACTATTGCTTTGTAATAAAAAGGACCACCACCTTTAAATAACTCACGACCAAAAATAACGTTATTCTTTTTAATCAAATCCCTAATCTCAACGTGAAAAGCACCATACTTACCATCTGATAACATAATTTTATTATGACTTTTACTGATATACCAACCATAGATTGTTTGAGTAGCACAAAAAGTGTTAAAATCTTTTATAATATCTTCATAAGATAAATTATAATATTTTTTAATAAAAATTTTATACCCTTCAGTTATTAAAAACCCATTACCATATGCAACATTTTCTGAATAAGTATAACCATGACTGTGATAGACACTATCATTCATAATCATATTATTAGAATGTTTTACACAGTTTTTGTAAAGTTCGTCAGACCAAACTAAACCACTTTTACCATTTTTAATACGATATTGATTGATATAACTAAAAGCCAATGAATCCAGGGTTTGACTAAACAAAACTGAATGAATAAAAATGGATGTAATTATTGTGAAGATTTTCATAAAACAAATATACAAAAAAAACCACCAGAACGGTGGTTTTTAAAATTTTATTGGTGTCCGAAGTTTAAAAATTTTTGTATTTTTTTCTGACCAAATACTGGACAGTCGGCAACGCCTTTACTTCCCATTTTACATTTACCTCTATGTTTAATCTTATGTTTACCTTTTCTTTTAACTTTAATCTTGTTACCACCAGATTTTTTGTTAATAGTTTTAACAAGTGTATATGTGTTATTTTCAATCACTTTTTCTTCTGGTAATTTAACATCAGTAAGAGTGTCTTGGTATGTGGCATTAATTGTTATTTTAACATATCTATATTCAGCTGTTTCTTTACGGGCCGAATCTCTTTCAGATTTAGACATTGTTTTATTATAAATATTAGGTCCTTGATCCGGTTTAACATCTACATCAACACTATCAACATCGTTAAAATATTTAGAAACACTTTCAGCTCTTAATTCAGCTAATTTTTGATTACCCATTTTAATAGGTTCTTTATCTGTAGAAGATTCTATCATAACAGATTCTATTTGACCACCTACTTGTTCAATTGAGTCTTTTATGGCTTGAATAGATTCTATACCTTTTGGTGATAATTGATATCCCCCAGTAACAAACATACCATCACTATTGATAGTAAAATCTAAAGATTCTGTGTAAACAATTACGGTATCATTTCCACTACGTATAGTATCTGATTTAGAATCAACACCTGTTAAAGCATAACCTTGTTTTAATCTTGACGCTAATTGTTTATCGTCCTTAACTTTAACTGTTGAAGTAACTCTACCGTGTTTACCTTCTAAATTTTCTAAAGCTTTATCAGCGTTTTTAAAAATTTTATCTTTTATTTCGGATGATAAATTTTTTGTAATCTTATTTAAAGTTGAAGTATCTTGAAGGGTTGATTCTATTTTATTTTTAACATCGTCTTTTGATAAGGCTTGTTTTGCTGTTTGAGCCTGACTTTGATTTAAACCAACACCAGTTAATAAAGCTATACCCAATAAAACATCCTTCCAACCTTCATTTAATAAACTTTCATTTAACTCTTGTTCAGTTAAAATAACTTTGGATTCAGTATATTCTTTTATTATAGATTTTATTTTAATTCTTTGGTCGGTACCTTCTTTGACGTTTTGTTTTTTCTTAACGTCTAAAACACATTTTTCGTATTTTTCTTTTTGAGATTTGGTCCATTCACTTCTTTCGGTAGAACCTATTTTCCCACCAATACTTGCTGTACAAACGGCCCAAGGATTAACCTTTTTACCTTTTTTCTTGGCCTCTAATATTAGTTTATCTATATTCATTTTTTTCTGATCTTTGCTGCTTAAGCTGCTTTTTGCTAAGCTGCTTTTGCAAAAGCGCAGCTGCGCAATTTAAATATCTTATTATTTTGAAGAATGTTTTTTATTATTTCCTTTTCCGAAAATATTGTAACTTTCTTCCATTGGAGGCATTGTATCACCTGTTGCCATATCGATATAGTTATAAACTTCATCAATACCGTAAATGTCCACTAATCTTTTAATGATAGAAGCCGGATTTTTTCTCATATACTGAATTACTTGGGGTGGAACATCTTCCGAATACTTACCAAATATTTTTTGAACATCTTTTTCTCTTTTATAAGGGTCAAAATCAGCTCTACGGAAACTTGTTGCCTTTCTATCCAATTCTCTTTTAGGCCAAGCCTCATTAACATTTTTTTCTTCGGACATGATTTTTTTAACCAATCCTTCGATATCTTTTTCGTTTAATCTAACTACTTTACTCATTTTAAAAATTTATTTAAACCGTTTAATAATTTACTACTTTTCATATCTGTAATATCGGTATAAGATATTGTCGTTTCTTTTTTAGGTGCATCTTCCATTAAATTCCATTGACAAGAATAACCGTTACAACCTTGGGTTGATTCTGTAAATGTTTTTAAATCACCAGCGTCAGTTGAAATCCAAGAACCTGGGGTTGACGGAGATGTTACAATATCCCAACAAATTAATTCAAAGTCATCTTGTACTACGTTTTTACCGTTTTCAACTTTAAGTGATCCAACACCACGAGATGAAATACCAACAGTCCAACCTTTTCTAATCATGTTAACAACTTTATCACCAACCGAAGAAATAACACCTAACTTGTGATATCCTGGAGTTGTATCCAATTCCATCTCACCCATAAGTGTTTTACCATCCCACCAAGTTTTAGTAATTCTGTGAGATACTCTGTCTGCATCAATGATGGAAGATTCAGGGTGGTTTAACTCACCAAGAGATGTACCCATTTTAATATATTCTTGGTATCTAGTATTTTCTCTTTCAAGAATTTCTTTTGGGTATAATCTTCCGTTTTTATTTTCAATACCCCATTTTTGAAGTACTGCGTAAACAATAACTACGTCTGGTAGACTACCGTCTTTTCCTATATTTGTACCTGATTTAAATTCACGAATTAAATCAGCATTTTTTGTACCTTTATACGATATATCAGGTGAAATATAACCCGCGTCATATTCGACTAAGATACCTTTACCTGTTTCGTTAGATTTTAAAATTTTCATTTTTATAAAAAGTTTTTCTATATAAATATGCAATAAATTCATATATTTACATTATATGAAGAACCTGATTCGAAAAATCTTAAAAGAAGAAGTGGTAAGAAAGAAAATACACATGGACCTACCTAATTCCGTATTGAAAATGAACCAAATTTTCAAGGAAAACGGTTATGAGTTATATGTTGTTGGTGGTGCTGTGCGGGATTTACTTTATGGTAATGAACCTAAAGATTTTGATTTAGCTACTAACGCTAAACCCGAAGAAATTAAGTCTATTCTAAACATGTACCGTACAATTGAATTGGGTGAACAATTTGGGATTGTTAACGTAGTCACGGAAGATGGTCAATATGAAATAGCTACTTTCCGTAAAGACATTGGTAAAGGTAGACGACCTGACTCTGTAGAGTTTACTACAATTGACCAAGATGTTAAGCGTCGTGATTTAACCATCAACGCTCTTTTCTATGATATAGATAAAGGTGAAGTGGTTGACTTGGTTGGTGGTATTGGTGACATTGAAAGAAACGTGGTTAGAACAGTTGGTTCAGCAGTAGAGCGTTTCGATGAGGATAAACTACGTGTACTTAGAGCACTTAGATTTGCCGCCCGTGTTGGTTCCGATGTGGATAAAGACATTGAAAGTGCTATAAGTAAAGATAAAACCACTATTAGTGGTAACGGACTTCCAATATCACAAGAACGTATTAGAGATGAATTTCTTAAAGGTATTAAACAAGCACAGTCTGTAGGGTATTTTACACAATTAATAACTAAGTACAATCTTTGGGACTGGATATTTGGTAGACTTGTAGTTACAACAGAACCTTTAATTGAGACTAAAGAGGCTAACGTACTTATAGCTGTTTTACTACAAAGTAACGAGCCTACATTGGTTGAAAAAACATTAGTTAACAAGCTTAAGTATACAGTTGATGAAGTAAAAGAAATCAGTTTCTTAATTAAGTTTTTACAATACGGGACAGATGTTTATAAATTACGTGAAAGATTTGAAGTTATCGGGATATCTGAAGAAACACTAAGAACATTTAGTAACTTAATGAAAATACCTAATAAAATTGTAGACACTTTTTTAGAATATAAAATAACAACTTCAGGTGATGACCTAATAAAAAAAGGTTTTAAAGGTCGTGAAATTGGCCAAGAAAAAGAAAGAATAGAAAAAGAAAAATTTTTAAAACTTATGAATGAATCTAAAAAAAAGGTAAGTTATTCAGGCGTAATTCTTAATGAAGAATCAAGAAAACTATTAAAAAAATATATTCCGCACCCAAAAGATTGGGAATTTATTGGGCATCACATGACCATCAATATGGGCCCACTTAAAGAAGAGTCTAAACCTCTTTTAGACCAACCCTTTGATTTATTAGTAACTCATATAGGACAAACAGACAAAGTTGTGGCTGTTAAGGTGGAATCCGAAATTAAAACACAAAATAAAATCCCACATATTACAATTGCTGTTAATAGAATGGAAGGTGGTAAACCCGTAATGTCAAACGATATTACAGAATGGTCTCCAATATATCCTTTTGAAGTTGAAGGAAAAGTAGAAGAAATTTCTATTTAATTTTTGCCTAAGTCAAAAAACTTTATATCTTTGTATTGTTAATCAATCACTAAAAAACAATACATATGGCATCAAATCTTTTCAACAAGGCGAAAGCAAAATCTACAGACACTAAGACTGCAAAATCAAAAGACAAATCACACGTTATACCAGCGTTTGAATCACCTGTTGAAATGGCAGAATTCCACGCTAAATTGGTGAAGTTAGCAACCCTTAAAGAACAAATTGACAAGCTTGAGGCTGAAATCAAAGACGCTGATGGTTATGTTCGTGAATTGGGTATGTCTGAATTTTCTAATTTAATTGAGCGTACAGGTAAACGTGAGTCTTCATTCATTATGGCTTCCGAACAAGGTGCATCAGTAATGGTGGTTGTTCAAGATAAGTACAAATCTATCAACGAAGAAAGAGCCAATTACCTTAAAGAAACTTACGGTGAAGATATCGTTGACGAGGCTACTGAGTTTAAGTTTAACAACGAAGTTCTTGAACGTAACCAAGAAGTTATCTCTGAGTTAATTGAAACTTGTGATAAAATATCTGATAAGGATAAAGAAACCCTTATTGTAGGTGTAACTAAGTACTCTGTTAAAAAAGGTTTGATTGACAGTATCTATAAGGTGGCAAAAGATAAAGGTGTAAACGTTACAACTTTGTTAGCCGAAGTGGAACCACAACTCCAACTTAAGTCCCCAAAGGCTTAAAATAAAAAACCCCGATTATTCGGGGTTTTTTTTATCCTTTTCTTTTAAAGAATTTAAAGTCCTCATCTTTTTCAAAAATATCGGTTATTATTTTTTCCGATATTTTATTTAAAGTAGGTAATAGTTTATCAGAGTTTACAGGTATTGGGTTTTTCTGAAACAGTGTCATTTCTACTGACATGTAACTTCTTTTTTCATAAGAAACACCTGAAGAGGCCATGTTAAAATCAACAATCACTTTTGGTAAAAATTGTTCAGTATCTAACACCTCAAATAATTTCTTTTTAACTCTTTTAGATTTTTGTTTAATTATTGAATCAAAATCTTCTTCTTCTTTATTTTTAGGTTTACCCCAAGCTGATATTTGAATGTATATTGATTCTGGATTTCTATTGTCCACAGCTCCTGAAATTACATTATATTCATAAGGTAAATTCAGTTTAATTTCTTTTCCTCTTTTCATAAAACAGTTATTGTTCCACTGTTATTCCAGCCTTATCAAATACTGTTTCAATCATTACGTTAGAAACTTTGTATGGGTCACAGTTAGCCGCTGGCCTTCTATCTTCGAAATAACCCCTTTCGTTGGTATATGTATGTACAGGTATTCTAATACTTGAACCTCTATCAGAATTACCAAAACTAAATTTTTCCATACTAGATGTTTCGTGTTTACCAGTTAAACGTTTTTCATTAAACTCACCGTAAACTTCAATATGTTCTTTATGTCTTTCAGACAATTTATCACATGATTCAAGAATTTTTTTAATTCCACCTTTTTCTCTCATTTCTTTGGTTGAAAAGTTTACGTGACAACCACTACCATTCCAATCACCGTTAACAGGTTTTGGGTGATAAGAAATTCCTAAACCTTTTTTCTCAGCAACTCTTTCAAGTATGTAACGTGAAATCCATAATTGGTCAGAACCGTTTAAAGCAGTCACAGGGCCTATTTGATATTCCCATTGACCTATCAATACCTCGGCATTAATTCCACCTATATCTAACCCTATTTCTGCACATTTTGTAAGATGTTCTTCTACAATGTCTCTACCAATAACGTTAAGTCCACCGACACCACAGTAGTAATCACCTTGTGGTCTTGGTTTACCTGAATCACCGGCTAAAAAACCTAAAGGAAATCCTCCACCATACCTAAAATGGTTATTCGGGTCTGGAGCGTGTGTTATAACGTATTCTTGTTCCCACCCAAACCAAGGAACTTCTGAATGATTTGCGTCATACTCTTTGAATTTAAGGTCGGCTAATAAATCCCTTAACTTACTTCTTGTGTTTGTTTTATGTGGTGTTTTACCGTCAGGGTTAAAAACCTCACAAAAAACTAATTTGTGAAGGTAAGATGAACTTTTACTTCTAAAAGGGTCACTAACAACACAGACAGGTTTTAAAACACAATCAGTACCATCAAAACCAAATTCCTCACCGGCTTGTTTTGTTGAACTGCCATCGAAACTCCAAAGTGGATAGGATTCAGGGTAACCTTGTTTAGAATTACCATCTCTTTCAAGTATATCTGTACTGTCAACAACTTTTGTTTTACTTCTTAGATTTTGGGGACTATTACCATCTAACCAAATGTATTCTAAAAAAACTTTACTCATAATTTTGTTATTATTTATTTTTTGTTATATGTTTTAATTATACTAAATTTAATCCATTTAGAAAACCGCTATAAACAAAAAACCCTCCAATTGGAGGGTTTATTAAAAAAATACTTTTAGTGAGACAATAATTCCGACTATTATTTGTATAAATAATAAAATTGCTATAGTCGCTGTCCAACGATTTTTTTGTTTATAAACCTCATCTTTAGCTTCTTTCATTTGAGAAGGTGACCACACATCATTTATTTTTTCTTGCCAAATTTTTAAATCATGTAAGGATTTTTCTGTGTTTTTAACATCATTTAATTTAGAGTTAATATTTTCAATATTCTCTCTTAAATTTTCATAGTTGTTGTTCATCCTATCAAGTTCTTTAAGGACCAACTTAGAATATTCAGCCCAAAGTGTTTTGAAATTTTCTTCTTGTTGTGACATTTTAAATTAAATGTTTACTACCTTCTAAAATTGTTATAATAGACGTGAATAAAGTTTCGTAAGATTTTATTTTACAATCTTTATTAGTTTCACAATTAATCTTACCCATTTCATTATGTATCAAACTATCAACACTTTCAATAAGTCTCTGATAATCTTTATCATCACCAAAATCAAATTCTTTAGATTCGATTTCTTTTACTATTTGACGTAACTTTACTAAATTTTCTGATTCTGTTTTAATCATTAGAAACGGGTTTTAAAATTTGTTATTAACTTAAATTTGTTTTAAGTTCGTAAACTTTTAAAATATCTTCTTTAAAAGAGTCCTTGTTATACTCTAAATTATAAACAACATCTTTAGCCTCTAATAATTTAGATTTAATTTCTAAATTATCACCAAATTGTTTTAAAGAGTTGTTGATAAGTGTGATAGATTCTTTAACCATGTCTTTTAATAAACTTTCTTTTTCTATATCATTTGTAGAAAGAATAGTTTTTAAAACTTTTTTTTCTTCTTCAGAAATATTAGAATACTTTTCGTTATATTTTTTAGTTACAATATCTAAAAATTTATTAGCATCAACAGGTTTTACATTACTTGTCGATTCGTTAATTTTTTTAGGTGAAAGTAACCATTTTTTAACGTACTCAAAAGAATTGTGGATTTTATTAATAGTTTCAGCCTTTTTTTCTAAAACAATTAAATCATTTAAAGATTCGTGTAACTGTTTTAATTCATAACCAAAAGAAGTAATTTTTATTTTATTACCTAACTTTTCATTTTCTTTAATGATATCTTTTTTACCAAACTCATTAAATAATGAAATATTTTCTTTTAAATATTCAGTGGCATTAACTTCTGAGTCAAAACAACCGTTCTCAATGTTTTTATAAACAATAAACTGTGTTCTTAGAATAGGACTTTCAGAAATACTTTTAATAAATTCTTTATATTTCTTTTTGTTACCTCCTTTTGATTCGTTTATGTATGAATCTATTAGGGATTTTGCGTATGTGTTTTTAATTATACCGAAATTCATTTTTAGCTTTTAATATATAAATATTATTAATCTTGTAATAAATTAAAGTCATCTAAATCTTTGTCACTATTTTCTTCTTCTTCACCTATTAAATTTTTAATTCCTTCGGTCATCATCATAATATCCTCATTTTTTCTTCTACCCTCCATTAATAACTTATCGATAATTGATTTGTCTTTATAACGAAAACTTTCACCAAATCCGGTTTCAGCCCCACCACCTTCTTCACCACCTTCTTCACCAACTTCAGCTCCACCACCAATTTCTTCACCACCACCTAGTTCAAGGCCACCACCACCAAATCCTCCTCCGCCACCAAATCCACCGCCAGCTTCAGCTCCACCTTCTTCAACCCCACCACCTTCAGCTCCAGCTGCAGGAGTAGGTCCACCAATTTCACCATAAAGTTTAGTAACCCTATCAAAGAAACCTGTTTTCTTAACAACTTCAGGTGTGTTTTCTAATTCTTTAGATGCAGCTCTCTCCATCATTTGTTGTTCAAGGTCGGTTTTAATTTCCTCATCGGTCCAATTAAAAATATTTTTCTTAGCCCAAGTATGTGATGAAGGAGCTATACCACCATCAACTTGAGTCACTAAATCTTTATAAAGAAGAACTTTTTCTTTCCATTGTTCAACTTTTAACATTTCACCCTGAGTAGATGGGTTAGTAAGATTTAAAGTAAAATTATTTAAATCATCAGTAAACCCTAAAATAAATAAATGAATAATAGCTAATTTATTCAATTCTTGAATCATAGATTGTTGAATTCTATTAATTGTTCTAGCGAAACGAATATCTAATAAAGCTAAATTTTTACCGTCACCAGGAGATTCATCAAAACCTAAAAATGCTTTAGGTACTCTAAGCGCTGTTAATAATTTCTTTTGAATATACTCAATGTCAGCAATTTGATCTAAATTACTAGCACCCGCCAAAGTATCTATTGGGTTTGGTGCGTTAGGGTCACGAACAGGAACGAAATAATCTTGATCTACAGCTAATGTGTTGTAACGTAAATCAACCTGTCCTGTTTTTTGGTCAACAATTTGTTGTCTTTTAAATTTATTAGCTACTTTTTGTACATAAGCATCAACATCTTTATCATCAATGTTACCGACATAAATTTTAAATACACGTCTTTCAGGTGCTCTAACAACACGATAAACTAACATCGCATCTTCAGATAATAACATTTGTTTCCAAATACGTCTAGCCTTTTCCAACACCGAAGTACCGTAAGGTAAACGTCTATCATCACCTAATAAACGAAAATGTGCAATCTCCCATGGGTTAAAATCCATGGCCTTTTCACGCCAATGAAATATAACTTGTTTTTTCTTTTGTTCTTGCATAGGTGTTGTGTTACCTTCTTTTTGTGTAGGAAACATACCCTCTTCTTTACGTTCTATTTCAATATTAGTTAATTGTGAAGAACCTATAATACCTCTTTTATTATCAATTTTTAAGAAAACAAAATTATCACCATACTTACATGTATTACGAGTCCACATTGGTAAATTAGTTTGAATATCAACTACGTTGTAAAATAAATCTTCTAAAACATTTTTAACTCTTTTAGAGTTTGATTGTATGGTAAGTACTTTACCTTGTTCACTTGGTGTACAAGATTCTTCTGCCATAATATCTAAAGCGGCAGAAATTTCAGGTGTAAATTCCATAGCCTCATAATCCATATATGAAGCAATTCTTGAGGTCTCATAGTAAACAGCTTTTTGATAAAGTTCATTATCTACTCTTTGCCATTGCGACTCAAGATAACTTTTTTGTTGTAATTCTAATTTTTGTTTATCGTAATCTTGTTTTGATTGCATGGTGATTAAATCACCGTCACCAAAACTATATTTTGGGGTAGTTCTTTCAGGTTTTTTATTTTGACCAAAAAGGTAAAATAATTTCTGATATACTGTTAAATCTTTATTGTCGGCCATTAATTAATTTTCAAACCTTGTTATATTATATTTAGAAATAAATATTCATACTAAAAGTAAACCATCTATCTTTAAATGTGAATGTATTAACTTCTTCTATTTATTATTTTTTTGTTTTTATCCATGTCCTTAAAACCTTTCATACCAGCAAAAACCCAATTATGTTCAGATAAAGCATGTTGTACTTGTTTTGCTGTCGCTTCTCTATTAACTACTGCGTTATATTCTGAAGTATTTAATGCGTCAACTGTTTCACTAGTGTTGGTTGAAACAACCCAAGAATCTAACATCGCTTTAGTTTGACCCTTACTTTTTTCAAAATCTTTAAAAGAAGTTTGAGATACAAAACAACACATCGCTATTGCCATTAATAAATCATCGTGGTAACCTTTCATATGGTCAGGACGACCGTTTTT